TCGGTGGTGGGCGCTTGATTGTGAAGGAAGATGAAATCAATGCGGATTATGATGAATTCATTGCCCTATACGCTGAAGCGAATGCCAATGCTGCAAGGGCAATGAATGCAAAACTCGTTGAATCCGTCAAGGATGTGGACAAGGGAACCGGGGCTATTGTAGGAACTACCCCGGAAGTACAGAAAGCGGAAGAAGCTGCTGAACCTGTTGCCCCTGTTCGTCAGCGGAGAACGCAGGAAGAAGCCATTGCGGAACAGGTGCAGGAAATGGAACAGACCCCGGATGTAAACACTGCTGCCGAAGCTCCGATGAGAAGAACCCGGAAAAAGCGTGAAGAATGATACCCATTAACAATATTGATATTTTGAAAGGATGGTATTTTTATTATGGCTAATAATCTGTTTGCTGAATTTGACAAGGCGTTTGATACCAAAGCTCTTGCGGAAGATGTAAAGAATTCTTCCGATACCCCGATTTATAAGGATGTTCCTGATGGTTCCTATGAAGTGCAGATTGAAAAGATGGAACTGGTTGCCACTAAGGAAACCCACAAGCCTATGGTTTCTGCATGGTTCAAGATTGTGGGTGATTGTGAGTACAAGAATCAGCGGATTTTCATGAATCAGGTGATTGATGAAGCGTTCAAGATTCATATCATGAAAGAATTCCTGAAGGGCTTGGGAACCAGTCAGAACATTGAATTTGAATCCTACACGCAGTTTGGAAATCTGCTGATGGATATCATGGAAGAAATTGATGGGAACTATGAGTATGGTTTGAAGTATTCCCACAACCGGAAAGGCTTTGCACAGTTTGAAATTGAAGAAGTGTATGAACTGGAATAATCCGTAAATCATGCGGGGGGGGGCATAAAGCCCCCTTTCCCCTTTGCTGAAAGAGGGTGGAAAGGTGCTGTTCTATGACTTTGAAGTGTTCAAGTATGATTGGCTGGTTGTGGTGATAGACATGACAGCACAGCAGGAACACATTATAGTCAATGATCCTGATGGGCTGGAAAAACTGTATGAAGCCAACCGGAAGGATATCTGGGCGGGTTTTAATTCCCGTCACTATGATCAATGGATTTTCAAGGGAATTCTTGCCGGGTTTGATCCAAAGAAAATCAATGATTTCATCATCCTGAAGAACAAACCCGGATACATGTTTTCCAGCCTTTTACGAAACTATCCCCTGAATAACTATGATGTGATGAACAACGTTGACCGGGGATTAAAGGTCTTTGAAGGCTTCATGGGAAACAATATCAAAGAAACCTCTGTACCATTCGACATTGACCGGAAGCTGACCCCGGAAGAGATACAGGAAACAATCAAATACTGCCGACACGATGTAGAACAGACCATTCAGGTTTTCTTGAAGCGCAAGGATGAATTTGAAGCCCATCTGGGTTTGGTGAAGCTGGCCTGTGAGGGTGAAGCGCTTGACCTGTCCCTGATCGGGAAGACCAAACCCCAACTTTCAGCAATCATTCTGAACGCAACCAGACAAGACCATAATGATGAATTCGATATTGATTTCCCTGATACCATGCGAATTCAGAAATATAGGGCGGTAGTTGACTGGTACAAGAATCCTGATAACCGTTGTTATTATAAGTGGGATGCGGAAAAGAAAAAGAACGTTGAAAACAATCTGGAAACCATGATTGCGGGTGTTCCACATCAGCTTGGATGGGGCGGGATTCATGGAGCAATCAAGAAATACCATGAACGGGGTTTCTTCCTGAATATGGATGTTGCTTCCCTGTATCCATCCCTCATGATTCGGTACAATCTGCATTCCAGAAACATGAAAGACCCCCAAAAGTATGTTGAAATCTATCACACCCGTCTGAAGTACAAAAAAGAGAAAAACCCCCTTCAGCTTCCTTTGAAACTGGTTCTGAATGGAACTTATGGGGTGATGAAGGATGAAAACAATGCTCTGTATGATCCCCTTCAGGCTAATCGGGTATGTGTGTATGGTCAGATGCTTTTGGTTGATCTGATGGAGAAGCTGGAACCCTACTGTCAAATCATCCAGTCAAACACAGATGGTGTGTTGGTCAAACTTCCTGATGGTTCTGATGCTGCCTATGAAAAGATTGATGATATCTGTTATGAGTGGGAGAAGCGGGTGGGGCTGCAACTGGAATTTGATGAATACCGGGAAGTGTTCCAGAAGGATGTAAACAACTATATTGTGATAGACGCTGAAGGACACTATAAATCCAAAGGGGCTTATATAAAGAAATTAGGCGCTTTGGATTATGATTTACCCATTGTGAATAGGGCGCTGATTGAATATATGGTTCATCAGATTCCCCCGGAACAGACCATCAGGAATTGTCATGATCTGAAGGAATTCCAGTTGGTCACTAAGATTTCAAATAAGTATAGCTGTTTCCTGTATGGGGCTGTGTACCATTATGACAAGGTTACAAAGAAACTGATATATGACCAACCGGGAACCCGCCTGAATGAAAAAACTATCAGGATTTTTGCTTCCAATCAATCCAATCATGGGGGTGTTGTGAAGATATCAGAACGAACCGGAAAACCGGAAAAGGTATCTAACAGCCCGGAACACTGCTTCATTTTCAATGAAGAAGTGAATGGGGTTCCTTGTCCGGGTGAGCTTGACAAAGGATGGTATATCACGATGGCAGAAAAGCGTTTGCGGGATTTCGGGGTGAGCGTATGATCAAAGACAGGGTTTATACAGTCTCACAGGATGAAAAATCCGGGCTTTGGTATGTTCACATGGCTGGTTATTCCTATATTCCATGCTTTGGAACTTTCCGAAAGACCAAACGCAATGCCCAAAAGGCTGCTGCCGAATGGATGGGGATTCCCTTTGAAACCTATATGAAACTTCCAGAAAGAAAGGGGGTGAAATAGTGTGAAAGATGTCTTCTTCAAGGGCTATGTGAGGACGAAGAACAAGGAATGTATTGAAAAGTACAAGAACCGAACGAAGTTTTCCAGCTATGAGGAAATCAAGGATAACCCTGAATTTGCCGGGATTCTGGATTCGGATACCATCCTGATTGATGTGGATGATCCCGATGAAAGCGAAATCCTGATGAACATTGTGGAAGCCCTACAACTGAACTGCCGGGTGTATCAGACCACAAGGGGCAAACACTTTGTATTCTGGAACCGGGAACGGAAGGTAACCAAATGTTCCACTCATTCCACATCAGCCATTGGAATTGAAATTGATGTGAAAGTGGGCTGTTCCAATTCCTATGAAGTTTTGAAATTCGGGGGAAAAGAACGGTTCATAGAATGGGACGTTGAACCGGGACAGGATTATCAGGAAGTTCCCAAATGGCTGATTCCCATCAAGGGAAGCGCTGAATTTGTGGGAATGAGTGCCGGGGACGGTCGGAACCAGAAGCTTTTCAACTACATCCTGACTTTGTTCAATGGCAATGATTTCACGATGGATGAAACAAGGGAAACCATCAAAATCATCAATCAATACGTTCTGAAAGAACCATTGTCAGATGAAGAACTTGCCGTGATCCTGCGGGATGCTGCATTCCAAAAGCCCTCGTTCTTCAAAGGGAATACATTTCTGTTTGAAAAGTTCGCTGACTATCTGATTCAGCAAAAGCACATCAAGAAAATCAATAATCAGCTTTATGTGTATCAGGATGATGTTTACAGAACGGGTTCCGAATGGCTGGAATATGCAATGATGCAGGAAATACCGAACATGACCACTGCCAAAAGAACCGAAGTGCTGAAGTGCCTGAATGTGAAAATCAGAACCAACACAGAAGAAGCCCCGCCTGAAATGATTGCGTTCAGAAATGGTGTTCTGGATATCAGCAATGATCAACTATACCCCCATTCCCCGGATATCATCATCCTGAACAGAATCAATTGGGATTATAACCCATATGCCTATGATGAACTATTAGATAAGACCTTGGATAAGATATCCTGTCATAATAAGGAACTACGAATGGTATTGGAAGAAGCTGCCGGGTATGCGCTTTTCAGGAAAAACGAACTTGGAAAGGCTTTCTTCCTGACCGGAACGGGAAGTAACGGTAAATCAACGTATCTGAAGATTCTGGAATACATGCTTGGGGAAGACAATATTTCCAACTTAGATTTAAAAAAGCTGTCTGACCGCTTTTCAACGGTGATGATGTTTGGAAAGTTGGCTAACATTGGTGACGATATTTCAGATGAATTTGTGATTGATACATCTATCTTCAAGAAGATTGTCACGGGTGAACGGATTGACGCAGAGCAAAAGGGACAACCAAAGTTTGAATTCAATCCGTATGTCAAACTGTATTTCAGCGCCAATAACATCCCCCGGATGGGTAAAGGGAAGGATTGGGAAGCAATTGAAAGGCGAATGCAAATCATTCCCTTCAATGCAAAGTTTTCCCCGGATGATCCTGACTTTACCCCCTACATTTCAACCAAACTGAAATCACAGGGTTCTATTGAATATATGATCCGTCTTGCGGTTGAGGGGTTGAAACGGGTAATGAAAAACTTGAAATTCACTGAATCCGCATTGATTACAGATGAAATTCAGGATTTCAAGAAATCCAATAATCCGGTTCTGCTGTTTGTGGATGAGTATGAAGAAAAAGGGAAACAGGTGGTCAATGAGCCTACACAGAAGGTCTATGATGATTATGTGGGTTTCTGTATGACTGGCGGTTATAAGCCGATGACCAAAATGGAATTCAGCAAAGCGATTTGTAAAGCGCTGGGGTTGCGGACGGAATACCGGAAGACCATCAGCGCAAAAATATTTCTGGAAAAAAGGTGATTAAACATGGTTAAAGTTTCTTATTATCCTACATCAACTGGTAACTACTATAAAATAGAATATGAAAACTTAATTGGTTATTTATACTTAGATGGAAAAATTACAATAGATTCTTCTTTTTTGGAATATATTGATGAAGAAGATATAATTTCCATAAGAGAACTGTATAAATTTATGAAAGAATTTAGAATTTGCATTTACGCTGCAAGTTGTTTACCTGATGATCGAATCAATATGATGGAAAAGGCGGTGGAACGTACATGATCTGGGGAGACAAGAAAATCAGAAAGAAGATGCTGAACGCTGGGAAGCTATGGTTTGGAAAGGATATCATGATCAATCCTGCAAGCGTGAATCTGTGCTTGGGTAATTCCTTCCTGATCCCGAAGGACTTCCCACCTGAAATCACACTGGGGGACAAGCTGGAATATCAGAAGACTGTTATTAGTTCCTTACAGTTGTTCGCTTTGAAACCCGGAATGTTCTGTTTGGCAACTACCAAAGAAAAGATTGATATGCCTGATAGGGTTGCTGCGTTTGTTCAGGGTCGGTCTTCCATTGGGCGAATCGGATTGACTGTCCAGAATGCCGGGTTTGTTGATCCGGGGTTTACCGGGCATATTACCCTTGAATTGGTCAATGAATCCCCGGTGACCATCTACCTGAAACCCGGTTACCCTGTTGCTCAATTGGTCTTCTTTGATGTTTCCCCGGTACAGAATCCATATGCGGGGAAATATAATGGTCAGGAAGAAGCAACCGGAAGTAGAATGTTCATGGATAAGCAGAAATACAACGGACTTTGATTATATGAACCGCTGACATGGTTCCAGATGCAAAGATGGGTATTTGTCCATGAAAAATCAGAAGCGCTTAGAACGCAAAATAAGGGGGAATTTTGATGATTCGGATTCAGACACTTGAAATTGAGGGATTCCAAACAGCCCTTCATGGGATGCGGAATCCGAAGAACAGTTGGAACAAAACGGATACAATTGTTGACCCTGATCGGGAAGCCGAGGTGGTGATCGGGAAGAATGACTGGAAACTTGCCCTGACCCTTTCTTCTGGTGGCTCTGTTCATGGGAAGTACAGACGGATGATTCACGCTACAGCAGACATTACAGCCCCGCTTTATTGGTGGAAGGAATTCGATACTTACCGGGTAGGGGTCGAAAAAGATTCCTGTTCCACGATGCACACGCTTCACACCCGTGATCTGACCGGGGATGATTTCAGTCATGACCATTTATTTGGAACTGCTGAAAACTGTTTAGTGGATACCATCAATCTAATAAACCACTACAGGCGGTTATATATCAAAGCGCTGGAAGACCGGGAACCGCTTGCCAAAGACTATTGGTGGCAGATGATCCAGTTGTTACCATCCAGCTTTAACCAAATGCGAACCGTTGAAATGAGCTATGAAGCCTTGTTCAACATGTGGACATATAGACAAGACCACAAGTTGGATGAATGGCGGGATTTTTGCTTATGGATTGAACAGTTACCCTATCATGAATTGATTATTGGAAAGGTTGGTGAAGGATATGAATACTGATAAGTTTCTGGATGTGGCGAAAAAGGCCGAAGACAAGGATTTGCTTACCGAAATGGTAACTGATTCTACAATGGCTGATGTGTTTGCCGGGGCGCTGGCTGAAACCTATCATCAGCAATTCCCGTTTTATGGTCAGGGTGAATTTGATAAATGGGTTGATGAACTGGCGCTTTCCCTGAAGATGAGTTTTCATGAAGGGTTGGAAGACGATGAATGAAAAGCGCTATTATGAAATCCTTGAACGGATTCCGAATCAGAAAAGCGTGAATGGCTGCGGGTATATCACTTCAGATGGTATACCTTTTTATCATGGCTCTGATGCTGTGAAGTATGTGATGAAGACTCGTGAAACAGTTGAACCTGGTTCAGATGTGATTGTTTATGATCCTGATAAATGCCGGGAAGCTGTTTACCGCATAGAACCGGAAATCAGCCACTTAAAACACGTTTTGGAAGAACGTATTGAAGCGAAACATGCTGAAATAAACAGTTTAGTGGAAGAAATCAATAGATTGGATGAAAAGGATTTGTTTGAATCAGTCCGCAAACAGATTTTGCGTGAAGAGCTTTGCCGAAAACAGGGTGAGTTTTCCGGGCTGATTGATGCACAAAACATTTTGCGGGATAGGTTCTGCGAATTTCTGAACTGTAAAAGCCTGAAGGGGTGATTTCATGTGATGTGTCCAAAATGCGGGAAGAAAGCGTTCACAATTGATTCTCGACAAGAAGCCCAATACCGAAAACGGCGTTATCAATGTACAGGATGCAAACATCGTTTCAACACCATTGAAATCATTGAACTGAATGTAGAAACCATCAACGCTATTGGTCAGATGATGAACTATAATGCCAAGTTTCGGAAAATCATCAATCTGTGTTACCTGAAACTTTTTGAACCGGAAACCTACAGAAAACTGAAGATGGGAGTGAAGAAAAATGAAAACGGAAGCTCAAAGACTAAATGAGTTCATGCGGGAAGCCCCCGAACTGATCCTGGAAAACAAACCTCTGATTGATTTTCTGACCAATGAAGGATTCTTCAAAGCCCCCGCAAGTACCAAATACCACGGGAATTATCCGGGGGGCTTATATGATCATTCTTTCCGGGTTTATGAGCAATTAGCATGGTTATCCGGGAAAATGGATATTATGTGGACAAGACCGGAATCCCCTTTCATTGTGGGCATGTTCCATGATCTGTGCAAGATTGACCAATATGAAGAAATTGAAGATGATCCGGGAAAGGTTATGTTTGGGTATACGGAACCAGAAGGGCGGGTAGTTCACTATGAGCACAAAAAGGAACTGGTATTATCCGGGCATGGGGCAAAGTCAGTAATGCTTCTGTCAACCTTCCTTCAGCTCACTCTTGAAGAAGTATTGTGTATTCGCTATCATATGGGCGCTTATGAAAAGGATGATTGGATGGGGTATGATCTGGCAATCAAGAAATATCCAACTGTGCTATTTACTCATACTGCTGACATGCTTGCTTCAAAGGTGGATGAAACATGAAACCGATTCAAACAGATGAAACTAATGTGGTTTTTAAAGCTGATGGTTGTGGTGATCTTCCAGCGGTTCGGGCATATGATGAAGATGGGGTAAACTACATCATTTCAGCATGGGAAGTTTCCCCGGAAGAACTGAAAAAGATTTCCGAAACCGGGATTGTTTACCTGTCTGTGATCGGGGGGAACATCCCTCCGGTATTCCTGACCGCTAATAATCCAGTAATTGCTGCTGAAAGGGGTGAAACCTGATGGAAGTCATGATGATTCAGGGAAAGGTTGAAAACATCTTTGACAATGAAGATTTTGCCCGGATGCTACGGGAAAGGTTGGGCGAAGATGCTGAACGGTATTTCCGGGAACAGACTGATCCTGATGTGGTGATGGAAGGAATCAGTAAATTGGATGATTCTGAAATCCTGAACCGTGGTTATTGCTCCGGGGAATGTGACAAGGTTCAGGGAACACAGGAACATTATGAAAGGATTCTGGATGATGTTGGAATTTTAGCGGATGCCATTTATAAAGCAATTATGGAAGGTTATATACTTGGCAGTACCAGACGGACGAAGAAAGAACAGCTTGCTTTGGATAAGGCGATAGATATTCATAGGATTGTGAGAAATAACAGATGAAGAAGGTTTGTTTGGTTCTGCTGGCGCTGCTGTTACTTACTGCATGTGCGGAAAGACCACCCGAAGAAGTGGATTGTATCATTACCATCAGCCAAGGCCGAATGGTGATCATTCGTCCTGCTGGGGAGAAGGAGTGTAATTATGACGGTTCAAAGGTTGATTGAATTACTTGAAAAGGTTGAACACAAGGAAATGGAAGTCAAATTTAGACCGGATGATAAACCAGATGCGGATATTGATTTTGTCTACATCGAACATCAGTTGACAGATGATTCTATGCAATTGGTTTTGGAAGGGGTGTAACTTATGGTTCCTATGCGCTGGTTCCGATGTTATTGGAATGGGATGCAGTTGACTGCAACGGTGGTAAGAAATCCCTATGGGCGGTATTCGGTGGATGTATGGACTACTGACAATGGTCAGAAACATCCGTTGTTTGATAACAGTTACAAAGATGAAAAAGGTGCTGTCCGGGCTTTGTCTACAAGATTTCGTAACGCAGAATGGGAGGAATTCACATGATTATTTTTGACGCAGAGTTTCCGAAGAATTGTTTTGAATGCCCCATCCGGACAAAGATTGGTTGTGATCTGTCTTATACAAAGAATGGCGTAAACAAAGATTTTGTTCATCCGAAATGCCCTTTTGAATCCGCTGTTCCATTCACGGAAACGGAATATGCTGATATGTCTGATGAGCCTGATTCCCATGAAGGGTTTGAAGTTGCGGAGATGATCTGTTTGGGATGCTTCAAGCGCTTTATTGATGTTCGTCCCGTTGGGGTGTTGCTGAAAAATTTGGAATGTCCCCGGTGTCACAAAACTGGATTGATTATCGAAACCGGGGAATATCTCGCTGATGGAATGGACGAATAAAACCAAAAACTACGGGTAAGACTACGGGTAAACTACGGGAAAACTACGGGAGAAATCCTTATTTTTCAAGGGGGTGACGGGAGACTACGGGTATTTTCATTTTCTTATTTATAACATATGAATAATGTCAAAGACTAATATATTATATGTGTTAGGAAGGAAATGGGTATAAAAACCTCATGATATAAGAAAATGAAATTACCCGTAGTACCCGGTGTAAGCCTTGATTTTCCTACATTTTACCCGTAGTCTACCCGTAGTTTTCCCGTAGTTTTACCCGTAGTCCTGAAAGAAGGTGATAGGATTGACAGCCAAAGAACATCTACAGCGGGTGAAGGTTTATCATGATCTGATCGAAGACACGAAACTTGAAATTCAGATGTTGTGCAGTAGTTTTGACGGTTTGACCGGAATGTCATTTGACAAGGAACAGGTACAAACCAGTTTGACAGATGCGGGAATTGAAAACCAACTGATTCTGAAGGAACAGAAAGAATTGCGCTTAGACCAACTGAAACGGAACTATGAAACAATCCTGACGGATGTGAAGAACCACATAGATAAAATGACGAATGAAACCGAACGGAAGGTTTTGACACTTAGGTATCTTTACTTTTTTGAATGGTCTGCAATTTGTAAGAAGCTGAACAAAACACAAGATAGTGTGTTCTATTTGCATAAAAGAGCACTAAAACACTATATCCTTTGACATCACATATGAACTGTGATAATATGATAAGGGGTAAAAATGTAAATGAGCCTTGTTCCTTCGGGAACGGGGCTTTTTCTATTCTCTGAAAAATTTGGAACTATAGGAAGGGGTGGTGGTTTGTATGGCGCTGAATCCCAAACAACAGCGGTTCTGTGAAGAATATATGATTGATTTGAACGCTACACAGGCTGCTATCCGGGCTGGTTATTCAGTCAAAACCGCAACCGAACAAGGTGCAAGGTTGTTAACGAATGTTAACGTTTCAAGGGAAATTGAAAAACTTCAGGCAATTCAATCAAGACGAACAGGGATAACGGCTGATCGGGTAATCCGGGAACTTGCTAAGATTGCCTTTGTTGATCCCAACCGGGTTATTGATCCGGTTGACGGGACTGTTCGTGATGATGCTTCACCTGAAGACCGGGCTGCTATTCAGGGTGTGAAGGTGAAACGGTCTGAAAGTGATACAGGTTCATCTTCTGAAAATGAAGTCAAATTGTATGACAAAACAAAAGCCCTTGAACTGTTGGGAAAACACCTTGGTCTGTTCTCTGATAAGGTTGATTTGAATGTTGCACAACCTATCATCATTTCAGGCGGTGAAGCCCTTGCGGACTAATCTTGAACCGAAAAGGGTTTATCTACCTAATGTTGTTGGTAAGGGCTATGGAACCTACTGGAATTTCAAGGGTAGATACCGGGTGTGCAAAGGAAGCCGTGCGAGTAAGAAAAGCACAACCACAGCGCTGAATTTCATTGTTCGGATGATGGAATACCCGGAAGCTAACCTGTTGGTTGTGCGGAAGGTCGGACGAACCATCCATGATTCCTGCTTCAATCAGCTTCTTTGGGCGATTCATCGTCTGGGGGTTGATGCGTTTTGGTCGGCAAAAGAAACCCCCCTTGAAATCACATACAAGCCAACCGGGCAGAAGATAGTATTCCGGGGGCTGGATGATCCGATTAAGGTCACATCCATGACGGTTGAGCATGGTTCATTGTGCTGGATGTGGATTGAAGAAGCGTATGAAGTCATGAATGAAGATGATTTCAACATGCTTGATGAATCTATCCGTGGTGAGGTTCCAGAAGGACTGTTCAAACAAGTGACCCTGACTTTCAACCCTTGGAATCAGAAACACTGGTTGAAGAAGCGCTTCTTTGACAACCCAAACCCTGAAACCTTAGCAATGACCACGAATTACATGTGTAACGAATGGCTGGATGAATCAGACCGGAAGTTGTTTGAACAGATGAAGAAAAACAACCCCCGGCGCTACAACGTTGCTGGCCTTGGGAATTGGGGCGTTGCCGAAGGGCTGATCTATAACAACTGGCGTGAAGAAGCTTTTGATATAGACGCAATCAGGCGGTTGGATTCGGTCAAATCTATCTTTGGGCTTGACTTCGGTTATACCAATGACCCCACAGCCTTGTTTTGTGGGTTGATTGATCCAGTGGCAAAGACCCTTTGGGTGTTTGATGAACTGTATGAAAAAGGGCTATCCAATGAACGGATTTATGAACGGGTTCAATCTATGAGATATGCCAAGGAAAAAATCCGGGCTGATTCTGCTGAACCGAAAAGCATTGACCGCTTACGGGAATTGGGGCTTGCTCACATCAGACCCGCAAGGAAAGGTAAAGATTCCGTCAATAACGGGATTGACTATTTTCAGGATTTTCAGATTATAGTTCATCCCCGCTGTCCTAATTTCATCACAGAAATAGGCAATTACGCATGGGACAAGGACATTAAAACCGGGAAGACCCTGAACAAGCCTATTGATGATTTCAACCACCTGATGGATGCTATGCGCTATGCCGGGGAAGAATACATCAAGGGTGAAACCTTCAGCTTCGATTGATAGTATCGGGTTAGTAACAAAAGGGCTGAAATCTTCAATGATTTCAAGCTGAATGAAATATGACACAATAAAGAAAGGTGGTGGGCGGTTTGGCAAGGGGTAGATTTCGGGCTGCTGCCCGTCACTGGATGATAAACCGTCAGCGGGAACGGAACAGTGATTTGATTACTGTCTGGTTTCCTATCGTGGATGAACTGGATGATTTCTTAGAGGATGAATTGTCCCGTTTGATCTATGATCCTGTTTATATGACAATGCTGGAATACTCTGAATATATCACGAACGAAGGGGGAATAGAAGTTGTTTAATTTCATGGGTGATCTTCCCCCTATCGCTCGGAAGAAAAATCAGGTTATGACAGACAAGGAATTCATTGAACGGGAAATCAGCAATTTCAAAGCTTCCGCAAAAAGGCGGGAGATGCTGACCGGGGAAAGATATTACCGGGGATATCACGATGTGATGTACAAGAAAAGAACCGCAATCGGGGAAGATGGAAAACTGGTTGAGATTGATAATCTTCCAAACAACCGGGTGATTGATAACCAGTATAAAAAGATGGTTATTCAGAAGGTCAATTATCTGGTTGGACAGCCTATCACATTCCAGTCAGAAAACAAAGTTTTCATGGATGAACTGAAGAAGCTGTTTGGCAGGAAGTTTATGAAGCTGCTGAAACGGATTGCAACCGATGCGGAAAATGAAGGGATTGTGTGGATTTATCCCACCTATGATGAAGATGGTTGTTTGGTCTTCCGAAAGTTCAAGGGGCATGAAATCATCCCCGGTTGGCGGGATGCTGACCATACCATTCTTGATTACGCAATCCGGGTATATGCGATGCTGGATTATTCCGGGACAAGGGATGAAACAGTGGTTGAAAAGGTTGAAGTCTATGACGAAACCGGAATCAGCTATTTTGAACTTCAGGGTGGTCGGTTGGTTGCCGAAGAACCTTTCCATGAATCGTATTTTACAGTGGATGGGGTTCACCCGTTCAACTGGACAAAGATTCCTCTGATCCCCTTCAAGCGGGATGCGGAGGAAATCCCCCTGATCCGAAACGTGAAATCCCTTCAGGATGGTCTAAATGATATCCTGTCCAACTTTGAAAACAACATGGAAGAGGACAGCAGGAACACCATTCTTATTCTTGTGAACTATGACGGTGAAAATCTGGGGCAGTTCAGACGGAACCTTGCGAATTATGGCGCTGTCAAGGTCAAGACCGTTGACGGTGCTGCTGGTGATCTGAAGACCCTACAGATTGAAGTGAATGCGGAGAATTACAAAGCAATCCTTGAAATCTTTAAGAAGGCTATCATTGAAAACGCAATGGGCTTTGATGCGAAGGATGATCGGTTGGGGGGACAGCCCAACCAGATGAACATTCAGTCTATGTATTCGGATATTGATCTGGATGCTAATGACATGGAAACCGAATTTCAAGCGTCCTTTGAAGAATTGCTTTGGTTCGTGCGCTGCCATTTTGCTAATACCGGAATTGGGGATTTTGATCTGGACAATCTGGAAGTGATCTTTAATCGTGATCTTCCGATGGTCGAATCTGAAGTGATCCAGAACATCAGGAACAGTATTGGTATCCTGTCTGATGAAACACTGGTTGCACAGCATCCATGGGTGGATGATGTGGAATTGGAGTTGAAGCGGAAAGCCAAACAGCAACAGGAAGAACAAGCTGCCCTGATGGGGAATAATCCATTCAAGAAAAACCCTGATGACAAGGGTGATGATGAATGAAGAATCAGGAATACTGGACACTAAGAGGTAAACAGCTTGAAGCGTCCCTTCATAGGGACGCTGAAAAAGTGGTTGCTGATCTGGAATCCATGTACCGGGAAGCGGAAAGGCAAATTGAAGGGGATATTTCCCGATGGTATCAGCGATTCGCAACCAATAACGGAATTGTGGACATGGCTGAAGCAAGGCGGTTGCTGAATTCCAATGAACTGAAGGAATTTAAGTGGACACTGAAAGAATACCGGGAACATGCTAAAGCGAATGTTGACGGTTACTGGAACAAGGAATTGGAAAACGCTTCTTCCCGCTGGCACATCAGCCGATTGGAAGCGCTGAAATACCAGTTACAGAATACGGTTGAAGTGTTGGCGGGTGGACAAAGTGACCTGATGAATTCGCTTCTGAAGGACACTTACCTGAACGGGTATGGTCAGACCGCTTTTACAATTCAATCCGGGCTTGGGTTGGGGTGGGATATTGCCGGGTTAAGTGATCGGACGATACAAACACTGCTGAACAAGCCGTGGTCACTGGATGGGAAAAACTTCAGTGAACGGATTTGGGAGAACAAGCAAGCCTTGATCAATGAGCTTCACAAGCAATTGACGCAGAACATGATGAGGGGCGGGAACCTGAATGATGTGATTAGCTCAATTGAAAAGAAGTTCAACACATCCCGTTCAAACGCTGCAAGGCTGGTTTATACAGAACATGCCTATGCAGTGTCGGTATCTTCCGGGGAATCCTACAAGGCCACAGGTGTAAAACAGGTTGTATTCATTGCTACACTGGATGAGCGCACATCTGATATCTGTCAACAGATGGACGGTTCCATTATTGACATGAAAGATTATCAGCCGGGAATCACAGTTCCTCCGCTTCATCCGTGGTGCAGAAGCACAACTTCCCCCTATTACGCTGATATGGCTGGTATTGGAGAACGGCTTGCCAAAGATGCGGAAGGCAACATCTTCACAGTTCCCCGTGAAATGAAATATCCCGAATGGAAACAAACCTTCATGAAAGACCCGGTAACCGGGGAAGCTGGTTCCAAAGAGGGCTTGACCCCTGTTTCTTCCAGTGGTATTCTTTCGTTAGGTGACTGTAAGACGGTTTCCGATGTGGAAAACCTGATGAAACAACAAGGTTGGTTTTATCAGAACGCTAATAATCTTATCAATTTGTCTGAATGTGATTTGGATTCTGCAAAAGGTATTTACTCTGCGGTTGAAGATGTATATAACAAATTCCCCGAATTGATAGGAAAGCTTGAAGGTATTAGCGCTCATGAGTTACCACAAAACACATTTGCTGATTGTTTTGTTGGTTATGGTCATGGTGGGGTTACGGTTAATAGTAAATATTTCAGTAGTGTTGATAAAATTATACGTTCCTATGATAAATGTGTGAAAAGTGGTTATCATCCTGCCGGGACTGATTGGAAATCAATTATTTCACATGAATTCGGACACGCTATTGACGATTATTTAACAAATATTGTTCATGCTTCTGGAATGATCAAACCTAAAGTTCCCAAAAGCTATATAGGCTATATACCTGAAACCCCCAAATGGGTATCTGCTGATCTAAGACCCAAAGTCATGAAAGCTTGTGGATTAAAGGTAACGGATGCCGAAACTGCGGTTTCCGGGTATGCGAGCAAAGACCATTGGGAATGGTTTGCTGAATGTTTCGCAGAGGGAATGAATTCAGCTTCCCCCCGTCCCGCTGCAACTGAATTGATGAAACAGGTTACTGAAATTATTAAAAAGGTGGTGAAATAAAATGATGCCTGAATGGTTTGAAGAATGGGTTGTATGTGAAATGGACAATTGGCATTTGAAACCGGGCGCTCCTGAATATGTGCAGAAAGAATTTGCCGAATGGATGGGACAACACGATACTGAAAAGAACGGTAAGTGTGTAGATTAGGCGGTGATCTGATGTTTGATTATCAGATGGCTATGAGGAATGCCGATAAAGTAGCCGATGGGATATTCAATCTGCACATCAGACAGGTCTTGGATGACGGAACTAATTGGGTGTGTCTTTGGGAAGAAGACACAGACGAAAATCCAATTGCAATCAACAAGGAAAGCGGTGGGATTTTCCTATATAATCCTGAAGCACATCCAGAATTTAAAGATGCGGTTCCCGTGAAACACTGATAAGGACAGGGGGAAATCCCCTGTCCTGTTTTTATGCTTGCTGTCTGGCACATCCTATAAGGATAAGCGAATCTCTTTACCTCCGGGGATTGCTGCTCATTTCGTTTGATAAAGCTTGCGAACTGATAACCGTTATGGTGCGGACGGTTATGATTGTGGGTTGTTTGTCCGTGTTGCTGCTCTCGGATGGACAATCCATGATCCGGGTTAAGTCAGGTGCAAAGGTGGGCTAACGTGCCGTTCTGAATGGAAGGTGCACAGTTATATAATCCCTTGAAATCCTTATAAATCAAGGGATTCCATGCGATAAACCCCCACAAGGGTTTATATAAAACCGCTTTCCGGTGCGAAAACCGGACAATCAGAACCGGACAGAACCGGGTTAACAAATGTGATTGAAGAAAGGATGGTTCCACACATGAAGAAGGAAGATTTGGTAAAACTTGGACTGACTGAAGAAGATGCGGAAAAGGTTGCTAAAGCTTCGGAAGAAGAATTGAAAGGGTTTATCCCGAAAGCCCGGTTCGATGAAGTCAATGAAGCTAAGAAACATGCAGAAGATTCGGTCAAAGAACGGGACAAGCAGATTGAAGGCTTGAAAAGTTCTGCTGGGGATGCGGAAAAGCTGAAACAGCAGATTGAAGAACTTCAAAGTGCCAATAAGCAGAAGGACAACGAACACGCTGCCGAAATCAAGAAATTGAAATTGGATAACGCTGTTGATTCAGCCTTGACCGCTGCGAAAGCGAAAAACCTGAAAGCGGTTCGGGCGCTGCTGAATCTGGATAAAGCTGAATTGGCTGAAGACGGTACAGTGAAAGGGCTTGCCGAACAAATTTCAGCGCTGTCCAAAGCTGATGATTCCAAATTCCTGTTTGAATCATCCGGGAAACCTAATTTGAAGGGTGCAAAGGCCGGGGAAGATGGTTCTGATGATGACGGTGGGAAACCTGATTTCAGTAAAATGAATTATGATGAACTTTGTGCTTACCTTGCGGAAAACCCTGATACAACACTATGAAAGGATGAATAATAATGCCTAATACTAAATTTGATGCGAAATCTTTCAACCCGGAAGCTTTCAAGTATATGGTCGGTCGGATTCCGAACCTGAAGACTAATGAACTGAAAAAGAGTCGTGCGCTTGCCGGGAATCCTGATATCCGGGAAGTGTTCAGTTCTCAGAATGGTACTGGTTATGCTCGAATTGCTATGCGTGGTCTGCTGGACGGCGCTGCTGTGAATTATGACGGTGAAACCGATATTACCGCTACTTCCACGAAAACTTTTGAACAGGGTGTGGTTGTGATCGGTCGGGCGAAAGCTTGGACGGAAAAGGATTTCAGTTATGATATCACTGGCGGTGTGGACTTCATGCAGAATGTGGCTCAGCAGGTGCGGGATTACATTGATGAACTTGATCAAAACACGCTGCTGTCCATCCTCAAGGGTATTTTTGCGATGACCGGAACTAAGAATCTGGAATTTGTGAACAATCATACCACTGAAATCAGTAGTGCAATGGGCGCTACTACCCTGAACAGCGCTATTCAGAAGGCTTGTGGAGCTAACAAGAAAAAGTTTGGCCTTGTGATCATGCACTCTGCTGTAGCTACCAATCTGGAAAATCTGAAGGTGCTTACCTTCCTGACGCAGACTGATAAGGAAGGACTGACCCGTGAAATTGGCCTTGCCACTTGGAACGGTAAGCTGGTTCTGATTGATGATGAAATGCCCGCAAAGAATGTTGCTGCTTCTGAAAGCGTTGAAGCTCACACTGAATATACCACCTATGTTCTGGGCGAAGGCTGTTTCAGTTATGAGGATATCGGTGCTAAGGTTCCTTACGAAATGGCCCGGGACGCTAAGACTGATGGTGGTGTGGATACGCTGTATACCCGTCAGCGGAAAGTGTTCGCTCCCTTCGGTATCAGCTATGAGAAGACCAATCAGGCTACCAACAGCCCCACTGACGCTGAACTGGAAAACGGTGCTAACTGGGCGCTGGTTCATTCTGGTGAATCTGTGGCTGCTAATCGGTCTTACATCAACCACAAGGCGATTCCGATTGCTCGGATTATCTCTTGGGGCTAATAAAGGGGGTGCGCTGAATGGATGATCTGATTAAGCTTGCTGAAGAATCAACTTCCTTCAGCGCTGACTTCCTTGAAGAAGTCGGGAATCTGATATCTGCTATGGGTATTCCCCTGACGGACGGAGATGATTATCTGCTGTCCTTTTCAGCGGGGTATGTGGAACAGGAAATTAAGAACGCTTGCAATGTGAGTGAAGTTCCTGAAGGACTTTACAAGGTTGCAGTTGGGCTGATTCTTGCCCGGTTCCTGACAGCGAAAAAAGCAAAACTGACTGAAGCGGATGCGGAAGCGCTGGATTTTACCCCTATGCTGAAAGAACTGTCTGAAGGTGATACCAAACAGGTTTGGGATACCGGAAGCGGTTCAAGCGCTGTGCAAAGACTGGATTTGCTCATAGGCGCTTTGGAAAGCGGAAGAAATCAGTTTATCACGTATAGGCGGTTGAAGTGGTGAATCATTTACCGCTTCTTTGGAAGGATCGTTGTACAATCGTTGTGAACCAGAAGTATACCAAACCGAACGGGGCAACCGGATTCCGGGAAGTTGCGCTGTGTTCAGACGAACCTTGCAAACTATCCTTCCTTGATAACCCCCGGATGAATGGTTCCGCTTCGGTTGGCTTTAACGCTGCTGAAGTGTTCCAGTCAGTCAAACTGTTCATCCAGCCTATACTTGATATCCCCGAAGGAAGCAAGGTTACTGTTGTTACCCATCAGAACGGAAAAACACTTCATTACAAATCAAGCGGAACCCCTTCCATTTTCACCAACCATCAGGAAATCATGTTGGAGGTGGATAAAGAATGGGCGTAAAGGTTGATGTTTCTCAAATTGACGGATTTGAAAAGGCCATAAGGTCTTTGAATGATGTTGAACGGGATAAATTCTTCCGGGAAAGCTGCGTGGAAGGGGCTAACAGACTGGTTGCGCTGGTCAAGCCCCTGACCCCACCCCCTTACAAATCCCCTGACTACAAAGGGTATGGGGTTTTGAGAAAGGGCTGGGATAATGCGCTTGGGTCTATATCTGCTGTAGGTGTGAAAAATACCGGGGCTAATTACAACGTGACAGTTGAGAACCAAACCCCTTATGCTTCATACGTTGAAGAAGGACATAGGCAAACCCCCGGAAGATTCGTTCCCGCAATCGGGAAACGATTGAAAGCCCCTTGGGTGGAAGGGAATCATGCTTTGAGAATATCGGAAGGAAACCTTGAACAAGTGTTGCCCGGTGTGCTGAAACGAAAGCTTGAAACGCTGTTAAGGACGGTGCTGTGAACCATGACCAATGATATCATCAATGGGATTGTTGCTGCTTTGGTTGCAACCTTCCCCGGTGTTCCGGTACATGATGAACCTGTTGAACAGGGTATCATTGAACCGTCTTTTTCGGTGCGGTGTGTAAAGCCTATGCGGAAACACTTCCGGGGAAACCGATATTATCAGGAAGGATTGTATGAGGTTGTTTATTTCCCCCCAACTGAAAACAGATATCAGAACAGTAATGATGTTGTGGAAAGCCTTTTTGACTGTCTTGAAATCCTGACCCTTCCAGATGGAACAATCCGGGGTAGGGGCATGGAATCCTACATGAGTGAAGATTTCACAGTGGTTTTCACTGTGAAGTATTCCGATTTCCTGTATAAGAAAGAAGAAAAGGTCTTAATGCAAACGCTGAAACAGACCTTTGGAACTACTGGTGAAGTTCCGCAGTATGTTTATCCTTATCTATCAGAAGAAAACGGTAAATCCCTGACGGAAGAAGAAACGTTTCTGATGATTGATAACGAAAAAATATTAGGAAGGTGAACAAAATGAAAAAGGTTTCTAATGATTGATAACAAAAAATATTAGGAAGGTGAACAAAATGAAAAAGGGTGAAACAGTTGAAAAGGCTGAAGCTTTTTCAAAATCTTCTATCCTGATGAGTAAGCGCTTTTCCAATCGGAAAGATGCGCTTTCTTTTTTGCTGGAAGATGAAGAATCTTATACCATTGAACAGGTGGATAAGATTCTTGACGATTATATGAAAGGACAGGTGAAATAACTATGGCTCTTGGTGGTGGAGTATGGTTTTCTCAGAATAAGAAGCTGCCCGGCGCTTATATCAACTTTGTATCCCGCATGAGGGCAACGGCTTCCCTTCTTGATCGGGGTGTGGTTGGTATCGGTGTTGCTCTGGATTGGGGCAAAGATGGGGAAATCATGGAAGTCAGTACCGGGGATTTCATCAAGAATTCTCTGAAGCTGTTTGGTTATGATTATGGCAATGAAAAGATGAAGGGTCTGCGTGATCTGTTCAAGAACACCCGCATTGCTTATATCTACAAGCTGAACAGCAACATTGCAAGTGGCAAGGCCACGAACACTTATGCTACTGCGCTATATTCTGGAACCCGTGGAAATGATCTGAAAATCAGGATTTCCAAGAATACGGATGATAACACTAAGTGGAATTTTGAAACGCTGCTGGATAATGCCACTGTGGATATCCAGACGGTAACTGATACTTCGGAACTGGTTGCCAATGATTATGTGACTTGGAAGTCTGTTGAAAACATTTCCGCTAATGCGGGACTGGCGCTGTCTGGCGGTACTTCCGCTGCGGTTACGGTTGCCAACCATCAGACCTTCCTTGACAAGATTGAAGCCTATTCCGTCAACGCTGTTGGTGTTGTGAACGATGAAAGCGAAAATGGACACCTCAACCTTCATGCTCTGTATGCTGCTTGGGTTAAGCGGATGCGGGATGAAATGGGCGTAAAGCTTCAGGTTGTCATGTACAACTACCCCGGTGACTATGAAGGTATCGTGAACGTGAAGAACAGGGTTACCGATTCCGGTTGGTCTGCTGCTTCCCTTGTGTATTGGGTGACTGGCCTGATTGCTGGAACCGCAACCAATGCTTCTGCGCTGAACCTGATCTATGACGGTGAATTCACTGTGAATGCGGATTATACGCAGTCTCAGCTTGAAACCGCCATTGATGCGGGTGAATTCACGCTTCATAAGGTTGAAAAGAATCTGCGGGTGTTGGCTGATATCAACAGCCTTGTTACAACCACCCTTGAAAAGTCTATTGACTTTAAGCAGAATCAGACCATCCGGGTGATTGATGAAATTGCCCTGTCTATTGCTCACATCTTCAACACGAAGTATCTTGGACGGATTCCCAATGATGCAGATGGGCGTATTGCCCTGTGGGCTGATATCGTTGCCCATCATCGGGAATTGGAACGGGTTCGGGCAATCGAAAACTTCGATGAAGATGCCGTGGTTGTGGAACAGGGTGACACTAAGGGCGCTGTTGTGGTCAATGATGAAATTTCCGTTGTCAACGCAATGGAAAAGCTTTATATGACCTGTGTGGTTGCCTAATTCCGAAAAGAAAGGATGTTGAATCATGCCTAATGCTGTGATGCGTGGTCGGGATGCAATTTTTGCGGGGCTTGCTCAGTGTTACGTGACCATTGAGGGCAGACGCTACAACTTCATGTCTATGATTGACTTTGAAGCGAAAATGGAAAAAGACAAGGTTGAAGTTCCAATTCTGGGACAGACTGGAAAGGGTAACAAAGCTGCTGGTTGGAAGGGAACCTTCAGCGGAACAGCCCATTACAATACTTCCGTTTTCCGTGAACTGCTTCAGCGGTATAAGAAGACTGGGGAAGATATTTACTTTGATATTCAGGCGGTCAATGAAGACCCTACTTCCGCTGCTGGCAGACAGTCTATCATGCTGACCGGATGCAATCTTGACGGTGGAACGCTGGCAAAGTTTGACGCTGATGGTGAGTATCTGGATGAAGACATTGAAGGAACGTTTGAGGATTGGGATATGCCTGAAACCTTCACTGTTCTGGAAGGAATGTAATTTGTCATGGGGATGGGTGTTTTATCATCCATCCCCACAAAAGCGTTATATAAGTGTTATATGAAGAAAGAGAGGTATTCACATGGGTAATCTTGCGCTGTTTATGAAGAAGAACAAAAAGGTTCGTGAAAACACATTCTATGCTGCTACCAGTTCCCTTGTGGATGAAAACGGGGAACCTTTGAAATGGGAAATTAAACCCCTGACTACTGAAGAAGTTGAAAGAATCAGGTTGGAATGTACAAAGGAAGTTCCTGTTCCGGGCAAACGTGGACAGTTCAGAACAAAGGTAGATTCCAACATGTACAATGATAAACTGATGGTTGCTGCTGTTGTCTTCCCTGATCTTTACAACAAAGAATTGCAGGATTCCTACGGGGTTATGTCCCCGGAAGCTCTGTTGAAGAAGATGATTGACAATCCGTCTGAATACTTTGATTTGCTCGGATATGTTTCCGAACAGTCTGGTTTTGATAAAGAAATCGAAGACGAAATTGAAGAAGCAAAAAACTAATTGAAGATGGTGACGGTGAAGCCACATATGCTTACTACTGTTTGCATAAGTTCCACTGGTTACCATCAACATTTGTGGATATGAATACACAGGAAAAAGCCTTTGTGATTGCTTGCATTGATAAACGGGTTGCAGAAGAAGCAAAGGAAGCTGAAAAAATTAAACGGAAATCCAAACATTAAGAAGAAAGGGGTGGTTGTTCATGGCTACCATTAGTTCTACCATTGAACTGGTTGATAAAATGTCTTCAAAGTTGAAAACAATTGAAGATAATATTGCAAGTATGAAGAAGACATTAAAGGGTGTAAGTGATGAACAATCAAGTATTGATAGTTTTTCATGGTCTACTTTTCTTGCCAATGCCGAACATGCCGGGGAAGAAATGGTTAAGATTGGCAAGAAAATGAGTATAGCTATGACAACCCCCCTTGTACTTCTGGGGAAAAGAATGTATGACAACGCAACAGATTATGAAAGCGCCTTTGCCGGGGTGAAAAAGACCACTGATGCAACGGAAGCCGAATATGAAGCGTTATATAATGATTTGTTGCTGATTTCCGAAACAAACCCAACAGGATTTGTAGATGCTGCCGGGATTATGGAAATGGCTGGTCAGTTGGGCGTTGCCAAGGAAGAATTAACCGGATTCACAGAAGCTTATATTGGGTTGCAGGAATCAACTAATATCTTAGGTGAAGAAGGTGCTGAAGAATTAGCAAGATTCCTCAATGTTACCGAAAAAACAACCGATAACATCAAAAGAATCGGTGGTGTTATTGTTGGACTGGGCAACAATAACGCCACAACAGAACGTGAAATTCTTTCAATGGCTACCAGAATTGGCGCAACAGGTGACCTTGCGGGATTCAGCGCAAAAGAAATACTTGGCCTTTCCGCTGCGCTGTCTTCGGTTGGTATCAATGCTGAAGCTGGCGGTTCCGCTGCCGGGAAGCTGATGAAAAAAATGCAATTGGCTGCTGAAGTTGGTGGGCAAGCGCAGGAAAAGATTGCAGGAATTCATTGGATGGAAAAAGATAAAGAAACCGGAAAAATAACGGAAGTTTGGTTGAAAGACTTTGCCCATAATGGTCTTGAACTTGTAAATTATCTTGATACGCTGAAATCCGCTGATAAGGTTGACATTGCAAGTCAATTAGGAATGACCGTTGATAGCCTACAAAACATGGCTGATAGTTGGCTTTTGTTTGACCAATTCAGTGAAGTGATGGGAATTTCCGGTGCTGATTTCCTGAAGGGATGGAATGAAGCTCCCGCACAATCCATGCTTGCATTCTTCCAAGGGCTGGGGAATCTTGATCCTGAAAAAGGTAATTCGGTTCTTGCCCAATTGGCTGAAATGGATATCACAGAAATCAGACTATCCAATCTGGTTGCTGCAATGGCTGGTAATTCTGGTATATTACAGGCTGCTTTGGATGAAGCATATAGACAGTATGACATGGATACTGATCATAATGCAATGGCTGAAGAAGTTGCAAAACGGTATGAGACACAGGAAAGTCAAAACAAAATGCTTGCCAACAAGCTTGATAATACAATGGCTGATTTCGGTACTAATCTTGCTGAAGCTCTACAACCTGCCCTTGATCTGCTGAATAAGATGTTGGATGCTTTCAACAGTCTGTCTGAAGCTGATCAAACAAAGGCCGTGAAAGCCCTCATGGGTATTGCGGTACTTGGGCCGGGGTTGAGCGCTGTTGGTTTCGCAGTCAAAACCATTGCAAATGCTCTGAAGCTGGCGAATCAGTTTGGCGGTGGAGCGAAAAAAGCTGTTGGGGGTTTGGCTGAACAGGCTGCAGATTCTGGAATCTTGAAAAAGGCCACTGGAAAACAGATTGCTGAAAAGGTTGGTGGAGCTATCACAAATCCGATTGTGTTCGGTGCTACTGTTGCTGTCACTACACTAACCGGAATGCAGAGCTTGGAAAACTCCGTTGCTGAAAGACGCTGGGCTTCCGAAGAAGAAACCGCAATTACCGTTGCTGCTACGGCTGCTGAAGCTGGGGCTGAACGGATTTCAGAAGCGTATAACATCATTAAAGAAGCCCGTGACACATTGCGGAACAACACGATTGATGAAGAACTAATCAATCAGCTTACCGGGAATGAAGCGTTCCAGCAAGCTGCTGAACTGGCTGGTTTTGGTAATACGAATTGGCTTGAACAGTGGCAGTTGGGCGGTTGGGCTTCCCTGATCGGTGGAACGGGTGACACTGGTATCTTTGGAACCATGCTTGATAATCTGGAAGAACAGGTGTTGGACGCTGCTGAAGCTGGGGCGAATGTTTCAAGTGGACTTGCGGACGGAATGACCCAAAACGCTGATATTGCGAATAATGCTGCTTCTGCGCTGGGTGCTGATGTTATTTCTGCTGCTGATGCTGCTTTGGGTGTGAATTCCCCATCTACCTTCATGATTGCTGCTGGTCTGAATCTTGATCAAGGTTTGATGATCGGTATCAATAGTGGTTCCGGTATGGTGGTTGCTGCTGCTTCTGCGCTGGGTGCAAGGGTGCTTGCTTCCCTGAAAAACGCTTTGGGTGTTCATTCTCCGTCAACAGAAACCTACTGGCAAGGTGAAATGATGATAGCCGGTTATGTGAATGCTCTGCATGATGGGGAATCTGATCTTGCCTATGCTGCTTCAAAGATGGTTGAAAACGTATGGGATACCATATCCACTTACAGCGGATTGGAAGCTCAAGCCCTGACGGATGAATTCAATCATGTGAAGGATGGAATCAAGGTCAATGATGCGGATATTAAGAAAATTCGTGATCTGGCAGAACGGGAAGTAATCAACCGCTTTACTACTGCCGAAATCCGGGTTGAGATGAACAATACCAACAATATTAACAGTGATATGGATCTGGATGGAATCATTTCAAAGCTGGAAGACACTGTTGCTGAACGTTTGGAAGCTGTTGCAGAGGGGGTATATAACTGATGGCTGGATATGATGTGTACTTCGGTCAGATGATGTTTCCGATTGCCCCGGAAAGTATCAGCATGAAAATCAACGGGAAAAACACTGTCTATGAGTTGATCAATGAAGGGGAAATGAACATTTTGAAGCTTGCGGGATTATCAACCGTAAGCTTCAAAGTTCTTCTTCCTGCTGTCCAATATCCGTTTGCAACCTATCTAAGCGGATTCAAAGCCCCGTCTTATTATCTGAACGAACTGGAACGGCTGAAACAAAGCCGGGAACCCTTTCAATTTGTGGTTGGAAGACATTCCAGCATGAGGGGACGGGCTAATCTGCATGATACCAACATGACGGTATCCCTTGAAGATTATGAAATCATTGAAAACGCTGAAAAGAACGGGTTTGATATTGAAGTCAGTATCAACCTGAAACAGTACAAGGACAACAAAACAAAAACGTTCACGGTTGAAAGCGCTTCCCCAACAGCCCCCATTGTGATTGCTCCAGTTCGGGCTGAATCAACAGAAACCCCGCTTCCCGAAAAGAATACAGGTGGGGGGAAGAAAAAAGAAAAGTTCAAAGTTCAGATTCCGGGAATGGGTGTGGTTGAGGTATCGGCAACCAGTGTGCAGGATGCTATAACCGCTGCCGGGGGTGGAACATGGACGGGTACAATTTACGTCAACGGTAAAACCTACAAGGTCACAAAAGGAAAGCTGGACAGTGCTGTTAAAATAGGCGTTGACGCTGTTGGAAAAAAGGTAAGTGATGCGAAATCCGCTTTGACGAAAGCGGTTCAGACCATTACTGAAGCTGCCAAAATCACGGAAGAAACCAGTTCCACCACATCCAAGACAACCGCTGATCTGAAGAAAATAGCCAACAAAAACGTTACTGTGAAACAAAACCTGAAAAACCAAATGATTCTCAAGAACTGATGGGGTGATGATATGGAAGTGAAAGTTGAAATTCAGAACCGGGGCAAGGGGTTCGAACCCGTTGTGCTGGATGATATTCAATGGAACACTGAACGGAAAGGAAGCCCCGGAAAGCTGACCCTGAAGGTGATTCAGGATGATGGATTGAGAATCGAAGAAGGAAATGCGGTATCCCTGAAAGTGGATAACGAATCTGTTTTCTATGGGTATATCTTTCGGATTGGGCGTGATAAAACCAAAATTGTCAGTCTGACATGTTATGATCAAATTCAATACATGAGGAAGAATAAGGATACCTACAATTTTGAAAACACAACAGCAAACCGTATTTGTGGGATGATCTGTACTGACTTTGGTATCCGTACAGGGGAACTGGAAGAAACTGCTTATGTGATCCCAAATGTGATCTATGATAACAAAACCCTACTGGACATTGTGCAAGATGCTTTGGATATGACGCTAACCAATACCAAAAAGTTATATGTGCTATATGATGATTATGGAAAGGTTACCATTAAGCAAATTGCAAGAATGAAAGTGGGGTTGATTATTGACGCTGACACTGCTGAAAGTTTTGATTTTGAATCCAACATTGATGATGCCACATACAACCGGGTGAAGCTGATGTATGAGGATTCAGAAACGCATGAAAGAACCGTCTGGACTGCTAATGGTGGGACACAGGGTCAGTGGGGTACGCTTCAGTATTTTGAATCCATCAGCAAGGAAGAAAAAGAATCAGCACAGGCCAAGGCCAACGCTTTGCTTGCGTTATACAACACAAAAACAAAGAAGCTGACCATTAAAAATGTGTTGGGTGATTTAAGAGTTCGGGCAGGAAGTATGATCATGGTACAGCTTCAAATGGGTGAAGAAAAAATCAGTCATTGGATGGTGGTTGATTCCTGTACTCATACCTTCAAGCAGAATGAACACTTCATGACTGTCAAAGTGATAGGGGGTGGTTTTGTTGGGTAACCTTGTGGAAAGCATGAAAAAAGCTGCCATAGATGCGGTAAGGAATACTGACCCAACCTGTATCATTTATGGAAAAGTGATCAAAGAATCCCCCCTTGAAATCCAAATCAACCAGAAATTGATTCTTCGGGAAGCTCAAATTGTACTGACCCGGAATGTGACGGATTATGAAATCGAAGTGACCCCGCAACAATGGTCTACGGGAAGCGCAGATGGTCATTCACACGGAATCAGCGGAAAGAAAAAGATAATGATTCACAACAAGCTGAAATTGGGTGAAGAACTGATTATGATTCGTCAAACGGGTGGTCAAGAATATATTGTGCTGGATAGAATGGGGTGATTTCAGGAATGGCCTTGACACCAACGGTATATAATGAAGTTTTGATGGATTCAGAATATGAGATTACCATCTATCCTTCAAAAACTTATTATATGAACCTTGAAAAGTATCGGATTCAGGGAAACACGGATGATATTGAAGCAATGCCACAAGCTATTTTCTGCATACTTAACACAGAACGTGCAAAATACCTTGCTTACTCAAACAACTACGGGGTTGAACTGGAAGAATTGTTTGGGATGCCTACAAGCTATTGTATCCCTGAAATTGAAAGACGAATCCGGGAAGCGCTCACATGGGACAGCCGAATTGATGCGGTGGACAACTTTGAATTTGAGGTGACCAAAAACCAGATTTATACCAGATTCACAGCCCACACCATCTTCGGGGATATAGACGCAGAAAGGACGGTAAGAATCTAAATGTTTCAGGAAATGACATATGATTATCTGATGCAAAGGATGCTTAACAGGGTATCGGATGATCTGGACAAACGGGAAGGGTCAGTGATCTGGGATGCGCTTGCCCCCGCTGCGCTGGAACTGGAAACCGCTTATCTGTTCCTTGATTGGGTGCTGATACAGGCTTTTGGTGATACGGCTGATCGGGATTTCTTGATCCTTCGGGCAAGGGAACGGGGGCTGAATCCCTATGAAGCAACTTATGCTGTACTGAAGGGTGTGTTTGTTCCGTGGGATACCGATGTATCCGGGAAACGCTTCAATATCGGGGAATATAACTATGAAGTGGGTGATCCCGTAACGGGTGAACCAGGTGCTTATCAAATGATCTGTGAAACACCGGGGACGGTAGGTCATAAGATTTTGGGTACAATGATCCCGATTGACTATGTTGAAGGTCTTCAAAGCGCAACCGCAACGGAAATTCTGATTCCGGGTGAGGATGAAGAAGAAACCGAACATTTACGGGAACGGTATTTCAATTCTTTCAATAACCGGGCATATGGTGGAAATATCCAAGATTATCTGGACAAAACCAATTCCATCAGCGGGGTAGGCGCTACAAAGGTTATTCCGGTTTGGCAAGGCGGGGGAACAGTCAAACTAATCATCTTGAACAGTTCCTATGATCCTGCAAGCGCAACCTTGATTGAAACTGTACAGGAAACCATTGACCCGCCCCCGCAAGGAACCGGGGTAGGCGTTGCCCCTATTGGTCATACAGTTACGGTGGTGACTGCGGATGAAGTTCCGATAAACATTCTGACCAATCTGGAATTTTCGTCCGGGCACACATGGGATAACATGATGGAAACCATTCAAGCAACCCTTGAAGAGTATTACTTATCCCTTCGGAAAGATTGGGCAAACAACAATCAAACCGTTGTCCGGGTATCACAGATTGAAACCAGATTGCTTGCCATTGATGGTATTGTGGATGTTTCGGATACCACCATTAACGGATATGGGCGAAATCTGACATTGGAAACAAATCAGATTCCCGTGATGGGGAGTGTGGGCAGTGTCACGACTTGACGAAATGTTCAGCTTTCTACCCCCTTTCCTACCAGAATTCAAGGAACTGAATCGAATTATCACAGCAGAAGAACCGGAATTTGATTTGCTGTTTGGAAATCTGAAAAAGATTCAAAACCAGATGTTCATAGAAACAGCAACAGACGAAGGTTTGAAGAAGTATGAATCCTTACTTGGAATCATGCCAAGCTCAACAGATATTGATATCCGCAGAAAGAATGTGCTGGCGCTTTGGTTTTCGGATATGCCGTTTACCATCAAAACCTTGATTCAACGGTTATCTGTTTTACAGGGAAATGATAACGTTGATGCTTGGGTGGAAGAATTCCTGTTGCATGTCCAGATTGATCTGGTTTCCGCTGAAGAAATCGGAAGCGCAAGGAAAATCATTGACAGCATGATTCCCGCAAACCTTGGATTGCAATTCAATTTTGAAGATGTGATCCGGGATGTAATGGCGTGGTTTGGTGTGGCTGCGCTTTACAGCACATCCACCATCCTGCACATTGGCGGGATTGATGTTTCTGAATTGGATTGGCTGATTGATGAAATGGAAGATACCCTGATGGATGAATGGGGCGTTATTTTGTTTGAATAAGGGGTGACTAAAACATGATTTCAACTACACCAAAGCTGACAACCGCTGGAACAAGCTTGTTGGTTCGGGCGCTGGCGGGGGAAGCAATTACATTCACAGGATTCAAGATTGGAAATGGTGCTGCCCCCGCTAATCCTGAAGCGCTGACTGACCTTGTGAACCCTCTGCTATCATTCGGAATTTCCGGGATTGATCGTTCACAGCCTGGTCAAGTTGTGCTGCGGGGAATGTTTGATAATTCCGATGTTACCAGCGAATTCCGGGTCAGGGAATTTGGTATCTTTGCACAGGGTGAAACGGTATCGGAATTCACTTCCACAGGTTCCGCAAAATACACACTAAGCGGGAAACCGCAAGCTGTGAATTCAGTGACGGTAAACGGAACCCCCGCAACAGTTTCAAGTTATGTGCCAACTACGGGTGTTGTCACACTGGCAAGCGCCCCCGCAAGCGGAAGCATTGTTAAAATCAGATACCCTGATGGAATCAATCTGTTATACGCATACACAAACGATGGAGCCAATGCGGGTATGATCCGGGCTTATGCTTCGGATGTGGTTTCCGAAGAAACGGTTGTGGTTTATCTGGAAATATCCAATTCAGCAAACGTGACCGCTTACCTGACCCCTGACGCTGCGTATGTGCTGCAATCCGATTTTGATGATCATTTGAACGCTGTGAACCCTCACAGAATCACGGCTGCTCAGATTGGATTGGGTAATGTGGATAATATCCATTTTGCGGACTATAAACCCACATTTACACAGGCTGCAACCCTATCCAACATTGAATCCGGGACAACTTTCAGTGTGCTGTTCGGGAAAATTATGAAGGCCATTGCCGATTTTATCAACCATCTGAAAAACAAGAACAATCCTCATGAAGTGACCTTGAATCAAGTTGGGGCTGCTGCCAAGGAACATGTCCACAGCGCAAATGACATAAACAGCGGTGTTCTTCCGATTGAACGTGGTGGAACGGGGGTTAATAACATTGCTGATTTAAGGGCTGTATTAGGAACGGCTGTTATTGGGTGGTATGAAGGCGATGGAACAACTAAAAGACACATTGACCTTGACTTTGAACCGGAAGCGGTTCTTTGTATGGGTCAAGGTGGTGACCTTCGGGAAAACTTAGCTGTTAAAGGACATGCTGCTGTTGAAACAGGATGTACAAATACTGATCATCAGATTGAATGGAATAATGGACATACCCTTGTGATGATTGATGAAACAGGCTTCTTTGTTAATGGCAATTCAAGTTCTCACCCCACCAACGCCCGTGGGGTTATATATAGATATATTGCCTACAGATGATAAGGAGTGATTGAACAATGGCTGTTACCAAAATTACCGAAAAAACAGTTGCCGATTCGCTAAAAGACAGTGCTCATGTGTTGGTTACACAGCAAGAAAGCGTAAACGGTGTTATGACGGAAAGTCTCCGCAGAGTCCCCATTAACATGATGAAAGTCAAGGTCAATGAAAACATTGGTTTGAGTGTGGTAGATGGAAAACTCTGCATGACCTATGAAGATTCTGGGGATGATTAAATTGTCTATCATCACGAAAGTGATATAGAAATATTTTAACACAAGAAAGGTGTGTGTCAAAAATGGCAGAGATTACCAAACCTATTTTGCTTGACGAAACAGGTCAGTCTATTATTGATCGGTTGGACAGGCAGAACGCTATTCTTTCTATCATGGCTGCGGATAAGAAACAGGCTATGTACGAAAGCATGGCTCAGATTGCGGATGTTGTCCGGGGAAACACCGTTGCACAGAATAAGGTTCTGTTTCCGGTGGGTTCCAAAATTACAGTTCCGTGGGTGGACAAATCGGATAATGATCATGAATACAACATGCCCTTCAACGTGGTACATCATAAGACGGTTGAACTGTCTGATGGTTCTACTGTTCCGGGTATGGTGATTCAGAGTCATTATGCTACCCCTTATGGTGTACAGTTCAGCCATTATCAGGCGTTCTACTATGCTGCTGCTGCGCTTCCTGCCGGGGATTACAAGCTTACCTTTGGTACAACTTGGGGTAACAAGGATTGTGTTGCTGGTACGGTTGTCGGATTCACGCTGACACAGGAAGTTCCCGCTGGTGGTCGGTTGTGCGGTTTCTATGACCTTCCTGATGTGGCTGCTTCCACCTATAAGGTTTATGCCTATGCTGCGGATGGGAAGACGCTGCTGGAAACTGCCAATGCTACAATTGGTGATAATGGCGGGACAAACCTTGGAACCATGTATAGCAACAAGAATGATGAAGGTTTAAACTTCATGCAACAGGTTGGTTATGGATACAACCGCAATTCTCAATCTGCTATTCGGCAGTGGCTGAACAGTACAAAGCTTGTGAATGAATGGTGGGTTCCTCAGAGTAATTATGATATTGCCCCTGATCAACTTGCTACAAAGCCCGGTTTCATGTCCGGTTTTAATGATGATTTCCTGTCTGCAATTCGTCCCATCAAGGTTCAGACCGCTGCTAATACCCTGACTGATGGGGGTGTTACGGATGTAACCTATGATTATTTCTTCCTTCCGTCTAAAGAAGAAATCTTCAATACTCCGCAGATTGCTGGGATTGAAGGTGAAGCGTGGGATTATTGGAAACAGGCGTTGAGAAGGACTACCCCCACGGAAAATTATCCAAACACCTATCCCGAATATATCCACTATGCACTTGAAAATCATACCAGCGCTCAGACTGTACGTCTTCGGTCAGCGAGTAGGGGCTCTGGTGCCAGCACTTGGAATGTCACTTCTTCTGGTGGCGTGAGCAACTACAGCTACATCTACGCCCGGTACGCTCATCGCTGTGCCCCGGCTTGCGTCATCTGCTAATCAAACCATCCCCCGCCCCCACGGGGCGGGGCTTCCTGATTCTTGTTTTTGTTGAGGTAAAATTATGTCAGTTCATAAGAATGATCAAGGAGCGGGTAAGTTTCAGGTTCACGAAAAAGCCCGTGGGCTTGCTGCTTACACCATCCACATAACCAGCAATCCGAAAATCTTTCCACCTGAATTCAATGTAGCCATTACAAACAAGATAAACGCTGTTGCGCTTGATATCCAAACCTCTACATGGACAGCGAATAACATTATGGTCAAAGGCGATAATGCGAAAGAACTGTACCTTGAAAGACGGAAATATCAAGAACAGGCTGCGGTTGATTGTAATATTCTGCTTAGTATGATTGATTTAGCGTGGAAGGTTTTTCATCTAACATCAAAGCGGGTTAGATATTGGTCTGAAATGACCATTGAGGTCAGGAATCTTATTCGGGCTTGGCATAATTCCGACACAAAACGATATTCCAATTATCGGTAACTGTTTGTTATAGGGATGTAGGTTAAAAGTACGGTCAGCGAATAGGGGCAATGGTAACAACACTTGGAATGTCAATTCTTCTGGTAACGTGAACAACAACAACAACAACAACGCCCGGAACGCTAATCGCTGTGCCCCGGATTGTCTACACACAAGAAACCACTGCTTAATATAGTTAAGTATGCAATGTGTCACTGACAAGGCAAGGAACCGAATTCCCTACCCTGAAAAGGGTGAACAATTGATTTATGATGCGGGAAACAACCTCTTTATGGGGCTGTTGCCCCCGCTGCACACATAATGATTATGAAGAATATTGACTTGGAAAGTGTTATTGGTTTTGACGCTTTGTATCTGTCCATGTGCAAATGCAGGAAAGGGGTTATATGGAAAGATTCCGTTGCTCATTACTGCCTGAACGCACTGGAAGAAACTTTGAAGTTGGAGCGAGAACTAAAAGACGGAACTTATCAGGGAAGAAAGCCTTATGAATTTACTTTGATGTATCCGAAAAGGCGGGATGTATTGAGTATCTGTTTTCGGGATCGGGTATATCAAAGAAGTCTGAATGATGTGGTGGTTTATCCAACAATGACTAAATCCTTTATTTGGGATAACTGGGCTTGTCAGAAAGGTAAAGGAACTGACGCTTGCCGAACCCGGTTTAAGAAAATGCTATATACCTTCTTCACCCATTTTGGATTGAATGGATGGGTTGCCCAATTTGATATTCATGGTTATTATCCCAACATGAATCATGATGTAGCAGAAAGCGTATTCAGGAAGAAGTTACCGGATAATGTTTATCAAAGGGTGCTTACCATCCTTCGGGATCAATACAAAGGGGATGCCGGGTATAATCCGGGTAGTCAATTGATACAGATTGCGGGAATTTCTGTATTGAACGGAATGGATCACTACATTAAGGAACAGCTGCACTGCAAGTATTATATCCGATACATGGATGATTTCATTATCGTCCACCCGGATAGACAGGAATTGGAAAGAATCAGTCTGAAGGTTCGGGAATACCTGAATCAGCTTGGATTCACGATGAATGAAAAGAAAACCAAAATTTACCCGTTCGGAAAAGGTATCATGTTTCTTGGATTTCGTTTCAAACCCACTGAAACAGGTAAAATCCTGATGCTGATCAATCCCAATAATGTCAAAGCCCAAAGGAAGAAGCTGTTCCGTCTGGTTGCCAAGGCCAAACGTGGTGAAATCAGCAGACAGGCGGTAAGGGAAGCTTTTGATTGTTGGTGCGCTCATGCTGCAAAGGGAAACTGTCACAATTTGCTCATGCGAATGACAGACTACTACAAACAACTGTGGAAAGGGTGAATGATTCATGGAATCCATTATCTATGTACCGTCTGGAACGATTGCGGAAGACCGGGAACGGGATAACCTCCGGGCTGAAATCGCTAAACAGGATGCGTTGATTGATTATCTGTCCATGATGGCTGATATTGATCTTCCTACGGATGAAGAAGATGGAGGTGTTGAAGATGAGTCCGAAGTATAACAAAGTGAAGAAGTATTATGATTCCGGGTTCTGGAATGTGGAAATGGTGCGAAATGCTGTAACTAAAGGCTGGATTACCAAAGCGGAATTTGAAATGATTGTTAATGAGCCTTTTTAAGCCCTCACAGCCGTTTCTTTTTCAAACGGATATTTGATCGGTTTTCTACCTGTAAGGTCATATAAGTGATTATATGACCTTACAGATGGACTTTTTTTTTTTTGAAAGAGGGTGTAATCTTGCCAACAGAAACAATTATTTCATTGGTTGTGGCTATTGCTGCGCTGTTATTTACCGCATTGTCATTCAAGCGGAATGAACAGAAGGATACAGCAACCAGCGCAACCGAACAGGCTACAATGACCGCTGATATTCGTTATATTCGCTCAAGCGTGGATGATATCAAGCTTGAAAACAAAGCAATTCAGCGGGATTTGGTGGATATCCGGGAAAGGGTGGTTGCTGTGGAGCAATCCACAAAATCAGCCCACAACCGGATAGATGAAATCATTTCGGGAAAGGGTGATGCAAGATGAAAATTAACTGGAAGGTTCGCTTCCAAAACAAGGTATGGCTTAGTTCATTTATTGGGCTGATTGTTGGATTCACTTTCAATATGCTGTCCCTTTTTGATATCTTCCCTTCCATCACACAGAATACCATTATGAAACTGGTTGATAATCTGCTGACCTTCCTTGGCTTGATTGGTGTGCTGATTGACCCCACAACGGCGGGTGTATCAGATAGCAATCGGGCTATGGGCTACATTGTACCTTGGAATGATGATACAGGCGGTGGTTACAATGGTAACGGGTAAAGATTTGGTGAGGGCTGCTTGTCCGTATTTGGGACAGCCTTATTCCAAAATGGATTGTCAGGGATTTGTTGAAAAAGCGCTGTCTGATGTTGGAATTTCGGTCAATCTGGCGGGTTCCAATGCGTGGTACAGGGAAGTCATGAGAAATGGATGGGTGGGAAGCCCGGAAGAATGCGTTGAAAAATACGGTTTTATTCCTGATGGTGCGTTCCTGTTTATCCTGAAAGATGATGGAAAGGAACCAGCAACCTATAAGGGTGATGGAATCGGAAACGCTTCCCATATTGGGATTTGTACAAACCTGACCGGGCAACAGATGGTTGATATTGCTGCCGAAGCTGGAAACAGAACCGCTTTTAACTTTTATTTTGGTGATGGGGCTATTCATTCATCTTCAAGCCGTGGTTATGTTTGTACCAGCAAGTTCAAGGGACAGACCATCAATAACGGGGGGTGGAACAGGGTTGGACTTTGGGATAAGGTATCTTATAACTTGGGTACAAATCCAAGCACACCCACCCAACCAGAACCGGAACCAGTCAAAGAAACCACTGCTGTTGTATGGGCTGAATCCGGTGCTACTGTGAACCTCAGAAAAGCCCCCTATGGGGCTTTGGTGAATCGGGTTCCTATTGGGACAACCGTCAGGGTAACTGAAACGGGTGAAGATTGGGAAAAGGTTACTTATACTGATGATTCGGGTGCTGTCTGGCGTGGATGGATGATGAAAAAGTTTCTCAAGACTGATGATGGGAAACTTCATGTTGTCCACATCCCCAAACTTACCATTTATCAGGCTGAAGCGCTGTTGAAACAGTATCCTGATGGGTGGTTAGATGATGGGGTGGGCTGATACTAACCTGTTACTAACCCTCATGACTGGAAGGTGTTGAAACAGTCTTCTTAGGCTTGAAACCGTTGAAATCATTGAACCTTTACAACTTGAAAATTGAAAAAATTTATGATATGATATGGTTTCAAGAACGGGGAACGCTTGTAAAATAAGCGTTCCCCGATTTTTTGTTACTAACGTGTTATTATTTCAATAATTCAATTGCCGTCTTCAGTTCTTCCAAGGTTTTGTGGGTATAGACCCGTTCCCCAACATCCTTGGACTTATGACCCATCATCAAATCAATACATTTTTTGTTTGCTCCTGCTGAATCCAATAAGGTTCGGAAGGTGTGCCGGGTTTCATGGGGGTTGTGCTTCCGAATTCCTAATCTGGACAATGTACCGTAAAAATGTTCCCTGAATACCGTCAAACAGTAACCATCATTGTTGTCATAAGTTATCAGGTGGGTTGAATTTGCGTTGAAGCGAGCTTTAACCAGCTTCAGAATCCGGGAATGAATCGGAACTATCCGGTCTTTTCCGTTTCGGGTTTTGATGCCCCCTTGCATAGTCTGATTTTCCAAATCCACATTAGCGGTTTCCAGTGTGATGAATTCACCAATTCGCCAACCGGAATAAATCATTATCAGGATACAATCAACAAAGGGTTCATCAACATGGTTCCAAAGGATTTCAATTTCTTCAGCGGTAAAAGGTTCCTTGTGGGAATCTTCAATTGGTGCGCTGGTTATTAACTGACTATACATTTTTTGAATCACATCCAATTCCATAGCAAACCTGTCAAGGTATCCCCATAGGTTCTTGATCTGGGCTTGTGTGCTGTACCCCCGCCCACAATTATCAATGGTATCCTGCATTTGAAATGATCTGATATCCTTGTATTTGAGTTCTTCCAGTTTCCGAATATGGTTGTATGCACATTTCAGACCGCAAGCAAGGGATTTTCCAAGCTTGGGAAGAATGGTATCAGACCATTTTTCATACAGTTCCTTCAAGGTAATGTTCTTTGTTTCAATATCGTATGGATTCCGGTTATACTCTGCGAGGGCTATCAATCCTTCCTGCCTGGTTGCGTAATATCCAATGGTTAGATAGATTGGATACCCTTTATCATTCCATCCGGTTGTTTTCCGGGCTGTGAATGGCTTCCGTCTGTTTCCAGACAGCTTGACAACAGACCCGTAACCATTCGGGTTCTTCATGATCTGACCCGCCTTTCACCTGTTGTTCTGTCAGGACTACGGGTGGACTACGGGAAAACTACGCTTGGACTACGGGTAAAACCGTTGATTTTATTGGGTTACTCCGGGAACTACGGGTATTTTTCATTTCTTAATAAAAGGGGGTTTTGGCAAGGTCTATAATAATTATAATACTTTACATTCCAAAGGTATTATAAATAAGAAAATGAAAACACCCGTAGTACCCGGAGTAGCCCTTGAAAAATAAGGATTTTACCCGTAGTTTACCTGTAGTTTTACCCGTAGTTTTCCTGTAGTCAAAAGGCGGTTTCTGTGGTAAAATCACATTGACCACCTCTTTTCTTCATCGTTTGGGGGTTCTGGTCTTTCCCTGTCTGGTGTGGTGACTGGACAGGGATTTTTTTTATTTATGGGTTAAATCATCATAAGTTTCCTGTATTTTCTCCTTTGTCTGTTCATAAACATCCTTATCCACTGTGATCTTAATATTTTTGATTTCTTCTGCTTGCTGTTCAAATTTGGATTTTCTGCAACCAGCCAACAGGAACAGTGAAAGCAGAACCAGCAGAATTGAAATCAGTTTCTTCATGGGCTTTCTTCCTTTCTGTATTTCGGAACATCCGTTAAATCTTCCAATTGTTGCAGTGCTTTCGTTTTCCCTTCAGCATTCAGTTTGTTGAACGTTTCCAGTAATTTCACATAGGTATCACCATAGAATTCTTTCAAATAATCATAGATTTTGACCTTCTTATCTAAGTTAGCTGCTTGTGCTTCTTCATCCCACTTCTGTCTAATTTCATCAATATCTAATGGTTCATCGTTGATCAAGTCACCGGGTTCAATTCTGAAAAGTTTTGCAAAGGCAAAAATAGTTGATTGGGTAATATCGTTTTTCCCCATTTCAATTTTGTTGATGGTTGATCTGGACTTATATCCTAAACGAGTAGCAACCTGTTCTTGTGACCATCCCCTTTCAATTCTAAGTTCCTTCAATTTTTCCCCAATCTTCATAAGATACCCCCTTTCTTGAGAGAGTATATCAAAAAATTGATTTACAATCAACAAACATTGAAAAAATTTCAAAAAAAGTGTTGACACACAATCAACCATTTGGTAATATACAAGTGTAGATTTTGAATCTACGATTACGAACCATTTAAGGTTCCCCGGAAATCACCACATCCGGGAAAGGCTCAGAACCCCCGAACGATGAAAGGACGGTATAAGGAAATGACAGGTTACAAGGCAATTATCAAGAACATGGTGGATGCAGAAGTTACCCGGTTTGTGAAAAAGCAATCCGGGAAGTTCATCGAAGTGAATTCTGTTGAACTGAACACCAATAAGGAATGTGATACCCCCACATTCAAAGTGGATATCATGGTTGGCCTTGGGAAACTCATTCGGCGGGATTTTCAGATTCATGGTTATGTCAGTGAATATGGCTCAGTTGAAATCACTCATGTAAGCTTTGATCGAATGTATCAGGAAAGCGTTGAAGACAAGCCCACAACCAAGAACACGTTTATGATGTGGAACGAACTGAAAGATTTTCACTTTGATCGGTAAGGGGGACGGGATAATGATGATTCGGGTGTATGTGAACGGTCACGGTTATGTGATGTGTGGTAACTCTGAAAAGGGTTACCGCTTCACCCACATGAAAGAAAGTGCTAAACCTTTTGAAAAAGGTTCCGATTATGACCCTCACTCTGAACTGTATCAGTTCAAGTTCTGGATAGAACATAACCTGATGGCTAATTATTGGGAGGTGTGAAGCGATGAAAGCAATCTATGCGGGAATTGGTGGAACGGCTCCGGGAAATTGGAAAGACGGACAGTGTATCTGGCATGATACAAAGGTGTATATCCATCCTTTGATTGAAGGTATCAGTGAGAGATTATGGAAACGGATTTACAATGAAACCAATGAATTTCATCCTATATTTGGGAAAGATGGTTCGGAAGTGTACACGGATATGGATGAATGGCGAATTGTACGGAAGATTAACGGAAAGCTGATCAAGATTGCCAACATTACAGAAGTTGGTTAAGAAAGGATGGTAGAAGATGAATACATTGGATAAGCTGAACATGATGAAGCAGATTGAAGAAGCCAACAGGAACCATGTGGAAGAATGGAAGCGGAGGAACATGAAAATCTGGGTTGCCGAATTCGCTTTCATTGATCGGGACGGGGTGAAGCATGAATGGAACTATGGGAAGAAGGGCTTTGACCATGATCATGACAACTTCGGGTATCAGGTGGAAGCGCTGAACATCGAAGAAGCCTTGACCAAAGCCAAGGAACAGGTTGCTGCAATGGCTGGTAACAGGGGTTGGCAATATTGGACTATCACAGATGTTGGAATCTGCAATGATAACATCTGGTAATCAGGTGGGGCGCTTGCCCCTCTTGATATCAGGAAATCACAGATTGGTTTCCTGATATCAGGGGAAACCCTGACGGGAACCGGAACCCGACAAATACAACGGTCAATAAAGCCCCATACGGAACAGACTGGGGGAAGGGGTGGTAACCGCACTGGCTGCGCTTACCGGGGAATCACGGAAAGCCCCTACCAAATGAAATTCCCCACTTTGAACCTTGACAACTTCACACTTCCTGAAAACTGGTTGCGGTAGCTGAAAGCGTAAATCCCAAAGAATCCGGGCGGTGATGGGAAACCAGATGAACCAAACGTTCTTCCGGTTGGATGGAATAGGGTTAAATCCCCGAATACAAAAAAACAATCTGGGAGGTTCTAAAAACATGGGTAACGAATTGATTGTGTTCCAGAACGAAAATTTTGGTTTCATCAGAACCATACAAAAAGATGGAGAAGTATGGTTTGTTGCAAATGATGTATGTAGCGCATTATCTATTTCAAACCCTTATGATGCTATCGGTCGCCTTGATGAGGATGAAAAATCGGCCCTCGGTATTACCGACCCCCATGGAAGAGAACAAATAACGAACATCATCAATGAAGCCGGGTTGTATTCCTTGATTCTTACTTCCCGTAAACCTGAAGCGAAACAGTTTAAACGCTGGATTACTCACGAAGTGATTCCAGCAATACGGAAAACAGGTTTCTATTCGGTAGAACATAAAAAGGAAATTACAATTGATCTGGATGCCTTGAAGGTAATTGTTGGAACAAGTGTAGCCGAAACAGTAACACAGTTATTACCACTGATTCAGAATACATCAGTGGAAAAGCCAATCAGAAAGCGGAATGTTTCAGAAGATAGGTTGTTTCAGGATGTAGTAAAATCAGTTATGAAAACAAAACGGTTATCGCTCGCAAAGATGGCAAAGAAATTAGGTGTTTGTAATGCAACTGTATACAATTGGATGAATGGAATCTGTGAACCTACGGGTAAAAACTATACTAACTTCATTCAGGTGTTCAATTTAGGTTCTTCAGATTTAAAGGTCGGAATATTTTAATAAGGAAGTGAAAAAATTGACCAATACAAATGAATTAAGGGCTGCAATGACCCGGAAAGGAATGACACAGGAACAGGTTGCAGATATTCTGAATATCAGCGCTGCTACAATGAATTATAAGCTGAACAATAAACGGGAATTTAAAGCAACCGAAATCAAAGCCCTAATTGATTTACTTGAAATACCAGAAGACAAAATAAACCTGATTTTTTTTGCGGGTGATGTAGATTTATAATCTACAAGAAAGGATTCAAACGATGAGAAAGATTGAATATGCGTGGATTGAACAGATTTTATCCTTCGCAAACAATGAAGAAAAACAGGCGTGGTTGGATAAGCGAAACGGGAAGCTGGAAAGGCGAATGTTTGAACCTGTATTGATCATGGACGCATGGGAAAAGAATGACCGGGTGTTCATTCGGATTCGGCTTCCTTACAACAATAATAACATGTTGGAGGTGTGATCATATGAGTTTTTCCAAAAATCTGAAACACATCATGTTTGTACGGAACATGGCTCAAAAAGACCTGTGTGGTCTGACTGGCCTTTCACCCGCTTCTATCAGTCAATATCTTTCCGGGGCTACAGGAACCCCAAAGCCCACCACATTGAAAAAGATTGCCGAAGCGCTGGAAACATCCGTTGAATACCTGATTGGTGAAACGGATGAACCAGATATTACCCCGGAAGGATTGCCCTGTAAGAAAATGACAGTGGAAGAAGCTGCAAAGCGCTTGGGAAAATCTGAACAGTTCGTCAGGGTTGCCCTTCAGCGGGGAAAAGCCCCCTTCGGGTTTGCTGTCCAGATGAATTCAGGGAAGTGGTGCTATCACATCAGCCCAAAAAAGTTTGCTGAATACGAAGGATAAGTGAGGGTAAGGAAATGATACTGCTGGTTTTGTGGATTGTTTGTGTGCTTGGATTCGTGGCCTACATGGAAAACCCCAACAAGGATACCGAAAGGGAGATAAAGCAGATGATCCGGGAAGCCCGGTATCATGAAGCACATCCAGAAATGAAGCGGTCAGTGAAATACATGAATGCTGGTTACAGGGGGTGAAATCATTGAGGAAATTCATTTTTCGTGTTTGTCGCAAACTGTACCGGGGGGGGGTTCCTGCCTTGGAAGGTTTGGTCTGCTGTATATGATCGGTATCACAGATTGATGAAAGATGTTTGGAACTAAAAATAAAAACGGGGGTTACTGCAATGTTTCAGAAAAAGAAGCTGTTCACATCTGTCCCCTTGGGTGAACCGCTTACACTGTGTGATCTTCAACGCACCGAAGATACACTGGTTGTTCTGACCTTCCGGGGAAAGCCTGAAATGATCCTGTGTCGGTGGGGCTGGAAACTTGATCCAAATCAAAACGCATCATATCAAGGTTTCTGGATGCTGGACAACACCAACAGCCTTCCCCCGCTGCCGTGGAACACCTATGGTACGAACTGGCAAGCGTACAGGGTTTATATCCCCTGTGATATCCGGGATTTCGGGATTCGGTGGGGCGGGTGATTAGATGGAATTGATGGAACATCAAAAACAAGCTCTTCAAGATTCAAAGGGTTTGAACCGGGTTGCTTACTTCTGGGATATGGGACTTGGCAAAACGTTCATAGGCGCTGAAAAGCTGATACAGATGCACACAAAAAAGAATTTGGTGGTTTGTCAGAAGACAAAGATTGCCGATTGGATGGAACACTTTGATAAATACTATTGGGGGCCTTCTTTGTTGTGGGATTTAACGAAAAAGAAGAATATAGCAGAATTCTGTTCTTATGAATGGTACTCACTTGGGTTTATCAATTATGATCTGATCTTCCGAAGACCGGAACTGAAGAAGCTTTCCGGGTTTACTCTGCTGTTGGATGAATCCAGCCTGATACAAAACAGCACAGCCAAACGAACAGAATTCATCCTGAACCTTCATCCATCCAATGTGATCCTGCTATCAGGAACCCCGGTGTCAGGGAAGTATGAGAATCTTTGGTCACAGGCTCATTTGCTGGGCTGGAACATTTCGGAAAAGCTTTATCAAAAGCAATACGTGAATTGGATTCAGACGGAAGAAGATGAAGCTGGATTCAGACATTGGATTGTAGACCGGGAAAACCCATATAAGAATGTTGACAGGCTGAAAAGCAAGCTGCGTGAACACGGGGCTTACTTCCTGAAGACAGAAGAGTGTTTTAGCTTACCGGAACAAAACTTCATAACTGTTTCAGTTCCCACAACGTCAGAATACAGGACTTTCCGCAGGGATAAATTGGTTCAGATTGGAGATGAAGTATTGGTTGGTGATCATGTCTTTACGGAAAGGCTGTGTTCCCGTCAGTTGTGTGGACAGTATAACAAGATGAAACTGGATGCTTTCAGTGATCTAATCACATCTACCAATGACAGACTGATTGTGTTCTACAACTTCAACCGTGAATTACATACCCTGATTCCCCTGATCCAGAAAGCGGAAAGACCTATCAGCATTATCAACGGACAAATCAAAGACCTGACAGCCTATGAAGAAGAATCCAATTCCATAACCCTGATTCAGTATCAAGCCGGGGCAATGGGGTTGAATCTGCAAAAGGCGAACAAAATCATATATTTCACGCTGACAGACAAATCAGAACTATTTGAACAATCCAAGAAACGCATACACAGGATTGGTCAGAATCAACCTTGTTTCTATTATCTGATGATCTGCAAGAACAGTGTAGAAGAAGTGATGTTGGAAACACTGAATGAAAGACGGGATTTCACAGATGAGCTATTCAAAGAATGCAAAAAATGAAACCATCTTCACCAATGATTTTGAACTGGAAAAGTTCGCTGATGAAATTGTTTCGGGGTGGGTGCAGTCAAAAACGGAACCAGTAACCAGAAACGATTTTCGGAAGTGGTTGAAACAGTTCAATTTTTCATTGAATTCATCCGCTGATGAATATTTTCAGCGGGTTGAAATAATCAAAAAGAATATGGAGGTATTGAGAAATGCAAGGATGTAAAGACCTGTGTCCTAAGTACAAGGTTCAACGTTGCTGTTTCATGTGCGATGAACGAAAAACTTGTGATGAAGCATGTATGGAAGAAAGCAATAGTTTGTGTGAAATGCTGATTGATATTCCTGATGGGAACTGTGAACAGCTTGCTGAACCGATTCTGAAAAAGCTGGAAGTGATCATGAAGCAGAAAGCGGAACTGGAAAATCAGGAAAAGGAACTCAAAGAAAGCCTGAAAGCTCTGATGGAACTGCACAATGAAACCAGCCTGAAGAACAACCAGCATTTCAAGGTAACCTATATCAAAGCATCTTCCACCATGACTTTCAATACTGACCTGTTTAAGAAGACCATGCCTGATGTTTATTCCAAGTATTGCAATAAGCCCAAAGAAACCAAAGCCTATATCAAGTGTGAAGCGGTCAAGAAAGGATGATTTGATGCCCCCTGAAAAATCTTTTGAAAACCGGGTGAAACGATGGTTGACGGGGCTTGGAATATATGCCCTTGGAACCCCTGAAAACAAGATGTTGGTTCCATCCATTGGGTATTTTGAAAAGCGCTGGGGCGGTGGGTACAGTCAATCTGGTTTACCGGATTTACACATTGTAATCAACGGAATCAACATAGATTGTGAGCTAAAAGCGAGAACCGGAAGACCATCCGAACTTCAAAAATTTATGGTTCATCAAATCAATCAATGCGGTTCTGTTGCGCTGATCCTGTATCCAGATGGATTTCAGGAATTTCAGAATTTGATTATGGGGGTGATTGATCGGTGCAATTCTCACATTCCCGTCTTGAATGCTTTGAAAGTTGCCCTTTCAAATTCCAACTACGTTATCAAAACCAGCTAACCACAATTCCTTCAGATGATCCCGCTTCCCCTCTGATCTTGGGTCATGCGCTGCATACTGGAATTGAACAGGGAACCGAAGCCGGGATAAAGGAATATTTGAACGCCTATCCGGTGATTACAGATGGTCATATAAACGAACAAATCAAACTTGAATGGTGGATTCCCCGAATCCGGGCGCTGATTGACCCTGAAGCGGAATTTGAAGTTCCCCTTCAAGACCCTGATTTCATCGGATTCATTGACCTGTTGACCCCGGCGCTCGGATTTCATGATCAACCGATGCCGGGACTTTATGATCTGGTTGATTTCAAATATGCTTCCAGCGCTTCCCGTTATGTGGAATCAGAACAACTGCATTTGTACAAATATTATTTTGAGAAACTCAATCCGGGAAAACACATCCGTAATTTGACTTATTGGGTGATACCCAAAGTGAGTATCAAACAGAAATCCGGGGAAGACCTGCTGGATTTCAGGAAACGGATTGAAACGGAACTGGGGAAGAAAGAGATACAGTTTGTACAGGTTGATTATGATCCGAACAAAGTGATTAACTTCCTGACCGGGTGCAAGCGCTGCATTGAAGCAAAGGATTTTCCCGAAAAACACAGTTACCTTTGTAACTGGTGTGAATACTATGACTATTGTCAGAAAGGTGAAGATTATATGTTACTGCCAAAAAACGAAAGACGGGATTTGACCCACATCAGCAAAAAAGTTCTGTGGATTTACGGTAAGCCCTTCAGCGGGAAAACGTGGTTTGCAAACCGTTTCCCTGATCCGCTGATGCTGAACACGGATGGAAACATCAAGTATGTGGATTCCCCGTTTATTTCCATCCGGGATGAAGTCACATCTTCCGGGCGTATGACCACAACCAAGCTTGGATGGGAAGTGTTCAAAGATGTGATTGATGAGCTTGCCAAGAAACAGAATGACTTCAAGACCATCATTGTTGACCTTTTGGAAGATACCTATGAAATGTGTAGGTTGTACATTTATAAGGATATGGGTATCACTCATGAATCCGATGATTCTTTCCGGGCATGGGATAAGGTGCGAACCGAATTCCTTTCTACCCTTCGGAAGCTGATGAATCTGGACTATGAAAACATCATCCTGATTTCTCATGAGGATACAAGCCGGGACATTATGAAGAAGGGCGGTGATAAGATTACCGCAATCAAGCCCAACATGCAGGAAAAGGTATCCAACAAGGTTGCTGGTATGGTTGATCTGGTTACCAGGTTGGTTTCTGAAGGGAATGTCAGGAAGCTGACGTTCAAGAATTCCGAAACTGTTTTCGGTGGTGGGCGCTTGATTGTGAAGGAAGATGAAATCAATGCGGATTATGATGAATTCATTGCCCTATATGCTGAAGCGAATGCCAATGCTGCAAGGGCAATGAATGCAAAACCCGTTGAATCTGTCAAGGATGTGGACAAGGGAACCGGGGCTATTGTAGGAACTACCCCGGAAGTACAGAAAGCGGAAGAAGTTGCTGAACCTGTTGCCCCTGTTCGTCAGCGGAGAACGCAGGAAGAAGCCATTGCCGAACAAGTACAGGAAATGGAACAGACCCCAGATGTAAACACTGCT